CTCAAAGAGCTCAACCTCTCGAAAGTAGATTAGTTGTCCTCTTCTCCATCTTCCCAACCAATCTTCTTAATTGGGTCATCGGCAGGGACTATCCAATCGGGATAAGAGCTGCGATCCATAGCAAAGGCCAAGGCAGTTCCTTCATCCATCCCTGCTCTGCGACAAGCTTTATAAACTTCATTAGCAGCAATAGCCCAGAAATCAAGCTTTGTTAATGGGGTTTCTTTAGTAGTCCTGCGTCTTTTTGGACGCTTAACTGGCTTCTTATTTACGCGCTTTCGCGTTGCCATTTCTGACCCCTTTCGCTAGGGCCAATTCTAGCTGAGACTCCATTTTATCAAGGCGCGACACTATAGGGATATTCTCCAATTTAATTATGTAGCGAAGGCCAGCAATCAGTAGAGCAATAGATCCCAATACTGAGGCAACTAGCGTTGCAAGCTCGGGAGCTGCCATTACTTAATTCTGCCGTAACGCTCGTAGTTAGGGTTTAGCCAATTGATGATGCTAGGCAAGACTGATACGAGAGCTGCATTGGCAATTGCATTTACATCTAGGCCGACTGCCAAGTAGGTCGCTAGTGCCGTTGCTAGGAATGTCTTGGCCCAGCTCTCTGCCATTTTCTTTAAGTCGCTCATTAGCTTCTCCTTCGAGGTTGAAATAACTGCCATCTTTATCTCCCAAAATTGTAAATGAAATATGCAAATGCGACCGGTGAGGGTTAGCGCCGTTATATTTTCTGCGCTTCCATCCGAGTATTGGACTCATAATCTTTCCATCGTAGATTATGTATTTAATTCGCTTATCGCCTTTCTTAGCTAACTTGCGAATCTTCTCAACTAACGCGTAAGCCTCTTCTTTGTGAGCTGATAAATCAGCATCAATATCTAAAGCTCTAACGATTCCTGATTTAGCGTCTGGTATATGGTCAGAAGTGCCTTTTGCAAGATGGCGAGCGTCAGCAATCCAGCCATCAGACTTCCTATCGCGATCAGGATAATCGTCATCGATTTGCTCCCGAAGCTGAATACCTGCTGCACATAATTTAGGCATTATCTATAAAGATTGTTTTACTTGCCTAAAGTAAAGCCGTCTGGAAGTGGCTTTGCATAATCCCATTTGGCTATGTAATCACCTAAGCCATCAGAATCATTTTGCAGAATTATAGTTCCCATTGGGCCAAAATCTGCATCTGTTAATTCTGGCAACGCTTCTTGTAATTCTTTAAATAATCCCATAATTAACTCCTAATCCATACGCCTGAAAATACCGACACAGTTCCACCTGCATCTCCACCAATGTTTGCACCACTAGAGCTTGTATACATATAAACTTCTACATAATCAGTTGAGCCGTTTATATAAATTAAATCAGTGCTACCGGCGTTTGCATAACCTTGATTAGTTATATCATTTGCCTCTCCATTGTGATAAATAGCGCCGTTTTTGTATAAACCAAGCATAAAAAATTGACCTGAAGTGGCGTTATTAACTTGCGCTGAATAATTAAATTGATAATAGCCAGCCGTAGTTGGTGTAAAACGATAATTAGTTGTTGGGTCATAATTTCCAGCAGTATCAAAATCTTCTTCATTGTAATTAACTTTAGTCCAAGTGTTTTGGCTAATTGAATAGTTAGCAGTTCTATTGGCTCTAAAGGCAGGGCCACTTGTTGCGCTGGCAGCAGCCCACTTTAATCCTGTTGCAGTTGTAGAATCGGCAGTTAAAACTTGACCATTTGTGCCAACTGCTAATCTAGCAGGAGTATCAGCAGCAGTTGCACTTATTAAATCACCTTTAGCATCGACAATTGCGTTTTGAATTGCATTAGAATCATCTTGGGCAACCCAACTGAAATCTAAATCTGTATTTGAAGCTTTGCTTAATACTTGTCCAGTTGTCCCACCTTTGAGATCCAAAAATGAGGTATCAATTCCATTACCTAAAGTTCTGATGGCAGCTGCGCCATCTTTGACTAGGTCTGTATCAGCTGGGGTTGTCCAGCCAAAGTTTGAGGTTGTCGGCATTAACTAATCACTCCAATCGCGTCTTGCCATTCTAAGGTATTGAGCACACTATTCCAGCTTTCTGCTGCATTGACCTGAGCCCATTGTTGAGCAAAGGCCGAGAACTCTGTTGGGGTAGCCAGGAAGGTAATTGATAGGCCCGAAACTGAGGCATTGAAAGTCCAGCCCTCGACAAAGCCAGTAAATTCGCCACCTAAGATATTGAGGGGAAGATTGGTAATTCTGACTGGCTGGCCCATAAATATATTAAGTAGGGCGTCCCTATCGGCGTTGTCGATTTCAGGGGATTGAAGTGGGAAGGTAATCGACTGAAAAGTATCTCTTGGATAGGCTCGAAGCTGGATTAGGCGATCTGCTACATCCTCGACATCGGCCGCGTTCTTTAGGTAGCTATTAAATTGCTCGGCAAATAAACCATAGGTTGATTGAGAAGTTGTGTCCTGCGCAGTATAGGAGCTATTAAAATTGTTGCCATAATCCATAATTATTTTGTTCGCTAAATCGCCTTGGCGCTGGATTACGCCAATGCCAGATGCTATGGCGTGAGAAGCGTCCAAATCTGTGTAACCGTTGGCAAGTAAGTAATCCTGACGATGACTTGCGTCTGCGTATCCAATCAGACCATTGGCATCTTCATAAAGATAACCTAAAGCTGAATTAGCAATTTCATTAGCTAGCGGCCCAATGACGGTATCTGTAATTTGTTGGCTTACCATCGTATATTCGCCAGTATCAATTTCCCCTAGCCCAATATTTTGCGCATTAGCCCAAGTTTCGGTGGCATCATAATTAGCCCAAGTTTCGGCTGGTGGCACTTCGTTCCAAGAACCTAAAAGCAAATCATCTAGCAAGTCAGTAATTTGAGCGCCGTCTAAACCTTCAGCCAAATTGCCATCAAATATAGCTCTTTGCAATTTCGAAAGCGCTCCGATGGCAGTAATGCGAAGGCTAGTGATGACTGCACTAGATCCAGCGCTTCTTACTACTTGGCGCAAGTCTGAAACTCTACCGCCAAAAAGAGCTACATAATTTCCGCTAGTGTCTTTAATCTCAACTGTAACCGCGGTATTAATTGTAAATGAGTAGTTAGTGCCATCGGTATTAATGACCTCAAGCGAGCAATACCCAGCAGGAGTTGGGGAGTTAATATCTTGGCGGCCAGAGGTGATAGTTAAATTGCTAAGAATAACTGAGGTTAATTCTGTGCCATTGACTTTAATTCGCCAATCAGGAGTCCAAAGAGTCATATTACTTGAGCCGAAGTTCTTAAATCTCTAGCACCAGTAGTTCCGCGATTAGTCGAGTTATTAAGCGCCAAAATAACTGATCTAGTAAATCCTTCTTCATCAATCGCGGACGGAGCATTTACATTGACGATAACAGGTTGCTGAGAACTTAAGTCTCTTCTAGCTCTTTGATAAGCATCTTCTCTACCGCGGATTTCGGCAATGATTGGATTGAGATCCATTTCGGGTCTAAAGCGATTGATTAACTGTCCATTTTGCCCACTTTGTATAAATGTATCAATTAATTGCTTTTCGCTAATGCTAAGACCACCGACTAAATTTCGGGTAAAATTTGGATTACTAAATAATTGTTCTAAAGGATTTTCTTTATCTTCTTGCATTAAGCCTTGAAGGCCTTGAGGTTGGTCTCCTGCGCCAGCCGTTAAAAATCCAGCATTGGTAAATCCCGCACCAGTTACAAAATCTTTTAAATTACCAAGACCTTTGCTCAGTGGATTATTCTTAGTAAAATCTACAAACTTTTTATACGCTTCATAAAGATTGCCAAAGAAATTGACTGCCTTACCAATGATATTAACTAAAGTCGTAAAAGTGCTAACCAATCCACTTACGGCAAGTTTAAGTGCTCCGGTCAAAATTGGAACTATGTATTTGTTTAAGAAATCCCAAATAGCTTGAAATTCTTCTTTATTATCTTCTATCGCTTTTGTTAATGGAGCAAATTTATTTTTTATGCCTTCAATAGCAGGGCCAAGATTTTGAGTAAATTTATCCAATAAATTACTAAGGATAGGCAGTAATCTAGCTCCTACGGATTCCTTTGCTTCATCGAAGGCAATCTGTAATCTTTTCATTTTGCCTTCAAAGGTCTCGGCTTGAACTGAAGCCTGTCCGCCGAATGTCTCAGCTAGTTTTGCCGTTACTTGGTCAAAGCTTGAAGATTTAAGTTCTGCTGCTGATAATCCAACACCCAACCTAGTTAAAGCAGAATTATTGCCATCATAAGCTCGGGCTAAAGCTTGGCTTACTGATTCTAAAGATTTTCCAGAACCAGCTGCTATATCTAAAGCTAAAGTCTGTAGTTTCTGGGCTTTTTCAACATCATTAGTCGCTCTTACTAACTTTTCAAATGACGGTCTAAGTTGATCATCGGCTACTCCAGTTGCCAAAGACATCTGAAGAATCTGATCCTCAACGGCAGCAATTTGGGCTTTCGTAGCCCCAGTAGTATTTTCTAAAGTAGTAGCTAATTTGGCTTGGGCTTTTTCATCTTCAATTGCTGCTTTAACGCCATCAATTAATAATTTGCCAGCGTAGGCGGCAGCTGCCGCTGCTGCTACTGCAAAGGCTGCAGCGGCTTTTTTACCAAATTCGCCTAATTTATCGCCAAAACCTTGAACTTCTTTTTCACCTTGGCCAAGTTTTTGTTTAAGATCATCAACATCAGCAAGGATAGATAACTTAAGCGTTCTATTACCAGCCATTTGTTATCCCCATTTCTTTAAAATTGTATCAAAAGCCTCTTCCCATTTACGCACTAATTCAGGCTGAATTTGGCGAAGTGTCGGGTAGATGAAATAGCCAGAATTGCCGCGTCCGCGATTGGGAGTTCTTCTGGGAAACTGGCGATAGCGGTTACTTCCAAATTCAAGACCTGCCCAGAGCTTCTGTGTTGTTGCGCCACCAGAAAACCTTTGAGATGCAAAGCCATAAGAGAATTCGCCGATTTTAGATGACTTGCTGATTCGAACACCTTCGGCAACTCTCCGAACACCAGCAGCCGCGACCGTTCGTCCCAGCGCGCTGACTTTGATTTGATTTGCGGCGTAGGTTGCAAGCGCGCTGCTTTCAGTTCTGGCTTCTTGAACTGCTTGGTCATCCATTGCTTTAAATGCTTTGAGAATACCGCGTAGCTCAGCGCGATCATAAGTAATCGGATCACTTGCCACCGTTTCTCTCCTTTAATATCTCCAACGCGGTCCAAATATCATCGGCATCATCCCAATATTGCTTCGGGATTTTTGTCTCGATTGCCAGAAGCGTTAGAAGATAATTTAGGCTTCCAGCGTTATGGCTTTTGGGTCTTGGTTGCTCACATCAATATCAGCAACGGTTTCCATCCATACATCGAAAGCTTTAACTGGCTTACCAGCCGACTCGCGTTTCATTGCGTTATACGCCAAGAACATAATGTCCCAGACACCGCCTAATTCACTAATCGTCTTGCCAGTTGCCTTCTCCCATTTGGCATACTCAGGCGGTTGGGCAATATAAGTTGCTTGCTCGCCTGAGTTATATGTAATTGTGATTTGCGACTTCATAGCTCCCGATGCTCCGATCTCTTAACTAAAGGTTTCTGTTGGAGTTCCAATTACGGTCATCGTCCAAGTATCAGTTAGCGCTCCTGGAGCTGCGCCACCTGCTGCTGGGAAGATTGGCAATACATTGAAAGCAAATACTGCGCCAGTTACGGCAGTAAATGAAACTGCAAGTGTTGTGTTTGGTGCTGATTCAGCATCAGCCCACATTGCCTCGAATAGTGAGCTAGCAGCTCCCCAATCCTGAAGCAGTTCAATTGTGAATGTCCATTGCTTATCAACGGACTTATAAGCGCGACCATCAAGAGTTTGATAGGTT